CCCTGAAGGTATGTTATCACCGCAGCGTCCTGACATGCAGCCACCAGCAATTCAGAACTATCAACCTAATATGTTTAGTGGTCAGCTACCAATGCCTGACATGCCAGAGTTTGACTTCGGTAAGTATAGGTATGATTACACACCTGACTTAACTGAGATGACTGATGAAGAACTTGACGCTTATTATTCTAACATTCTTGGGTATTAACATGGCCGAAATAGTAAACAGTCTGGACATAACATACGATTTTAATAAACCATCAGATAGGCAACTAGCATTATCAAGAGGTCATTACGGTACAGGACCAACTGCTGTTGCAATGGCACGAAAAGAATTTGGCAGAGACTTAAGTCCTGCTGAAGCATTACTTATTAAGCATGAAGGCTTTACAACAATGCCTTACTTAGATACTAAGAACATAAAAACAATAGGCGTTGGTCAGGTTGGTAGTTACTATGACCCGATAGATATTAAAGGTGGTTTTGAAAAAGCATTTAGTGATAAGGTAGCGTCAACAAAATCACAATTTGGCGATGTATACGATTCAGTCGATGATCTAAAGAAGGGTGCTTTACTTAGTTTAGTATATCGTGGTGATACTAAAAGTAAGAAGTCAGGAAATGCTTACAAGTGGGTATCTAAATATAAAGATGCAGAAACAAATGCAGACGAAACTAAAATGAATGATGCGTTTGAAGAGTTCTGGGATAATAAAGAGTACAAAGATTTAATTGCTGACAATCCTACAAGTGGTGTGTTAGCTAGGATTAGAGAAAACTCTCAGATATTATTTGGCAAGACTAAGTAATGGAAAACTTTATCACGACATACTGGGAGATACTCTCAGGTCTTGTGATCGTAATCTTCTTAGGTATTACTTGGAAGGCAGAGGTCAGCGCAAGGCTATCCGTACTAGAAGAAAAAGTACGAGCCTTGTTTGACCTATTCAACAGTAAGAAGTAACTACTTCAAGTTAAGGTAGATGTCTTCTATCTTAGATGCTTCCTCCTCTCTGTGTCTCCACTCATCCCACGTCTGAGCAGGTTTCTTTCCTGCTTTCTGCCACTGGCAGTGGTGATAGAGTTCATGTACTAAGACGTGATCCTTCATCATGTCAGGTCTCACATACACAACACCCATATCACCAGCCAGATAGAACGTTGAGTTGCTGGGGGTTATTGTTACGTCGTTAGGATAGCAGTTAAACAAAGCCAAGAAGCTAAGTATTGTTTCGAGCATAGTTTTCTCCTCATTAGATTTCACATACTCCTGCTACACATGCTAACTGCTGCGCACCCTCGACGTTATCATCTTCCTCTATCAGTTCATCCCAATATATTTCATTAGGCATTTTCTGATGCAACTTTAAGAACTCTTCTTCACTACACTCCTCGTATGGAGCTTGCTTGTATGTCCCACCATCATACGGCAGGAAGCTAACGCCACTGATATCATCAAAGTTCTTCCAGCACCACGCACCTACTTCAACCCACTCGTCCTCTTTAACAGAGATAGTGACTGATGGTTTGTGTTCGCACCAATGCTTCTGATATGTCATCCACAAATCTAAATGCTCGATAGCAGTCAAGCCTTCCCGTAGTGTTGCAGAGTCAGGTGATCTCTTAGGGAAACTAAACACAGTGGTAGACTCAGGACGCATCACACAATCTTCTGCAGGAATACCTTGTTCAACCATAAACGTAGTGAGTGGATCTTTCTTGTCACCCCGAACACGTCTGACATAATACTTAGAGTGTCGAGGATGAATACCACTGGCACTATCAACAAGCTGACTAACAGTGCCACTAGGTTTAACACAAGTGACGGCAGTAGGACAAGGAACATTAAGGTCATTGGATAACTGTAAGCACTCATCAACTGATACCATCTTGAGTCTTTCGAGAAGAGTCTTAAGTTGCTCATTGTTGTCTCCCAACATCTTGTTGTCTAAGATACCCGTCAAAGATACACCAAGTAATCTTTCTTCCTCAGTGTTACGTTGCCATATCTTTCTGAGGTACGGGAAGTGTGTCATCGTTGACTGATACAATCCAAGTATTGAAGCTAGTCTTACCTTTCGTTCAAGATCGTAGATGCTGTCTCCCTCTCGAACAACAACCTCTGAAAGATTACAGAATTGGTAAGGTCTGAGTATAATTTCAGAACAAGGATTAGTACCAAACTCCTGATCAGCATCTCTACGTCCACTCCTAGCTGCTTGTTTGATAGCTGCTTCACGATTGAAGATACCACGCTCACCACTGTGACTGTGATACAGGCTTGACCACTCGTTCATGAACTGACCAACGTCAGGCTTCTCATTGTACACAGCAGAGTTGTTAGCCAACGCACGTTGTGGGTTATCAGTCCACCACTGACCTGTCTTAGCGTGACGCATCTTGTCATCTTCTAAATCAGATAACGAGATCATCGCAGACCTACGCACACCGCCTACCACTACGACTTCAGCTACCTTACACATGATGTCGTGGCACTCTAAAGTATTTAGCTTACGTCCTTCAGCCCCTTGGAACTTACGGATCACAAACTCAAACAGTTCATTCAACGGTGCTGGTCCACTAGCTCTACCGCCGAATGTCTTGAGTCGTGTACCTGCAGGTCTAATCTTTCTAAGATCCCACTTAGGTATCTCACCTGAGTACAGAAGAGCAATGACTTGACGTAATGCTTTAGCCCAACCCTCTTTGCTATCAGGTACTACAACCGTAGTGTCTGACTTAAACAGTTTCTCAGGTATCTCTGGGAGCTTGTTAACGTACTTCTGCTCAACGCTAAAGCCTACACCTGTACCGCACAGTAGGATGTACATCGCCTCGTCAAACGCTTTAGGATCGTCAACAGGTAGATAGCTACAGTTGTATCCTGCTGTGTTGTCCCTCTCAAGGGCTTTCCCTGCGGTCATAATGCTACGCATGGAGGGGACTACCTCCATATTTTTAATGGCCTCACGAAGCTCTGAGTCAGTCTGAACAGGTATCTTGTAGCCATGCTTAGACTCCAAGTGATTAGACATGAAGTCCATGTACCTGTCTACTGTCTCGTTCCAGTCCTCCCTTCTTTGCTCTCCATCTAGGAATCTGGAGTACCTAGACTTAGCAATGTACTGCTGATAAAAATCCATCATTGTATTTCCTTTATTAATATATCGTACCTATCTTCAACTACATCTTCAAACCTGTCAAGGATATCTTCAGACGTAAGGTCTAACAGTTCAACGACATCAAGTTCATTGAACTGCATCAACCTTTCTTTAAGTTCTTCAATCGTCAGTTCCACCATAACTCTCATCGTCCTTGTACAAATCTTCATTAGTCATGACGACTAACGATGCATAGCCTGAGATGTCGTGCCATGAATCATTAAGATAGTAGTTACCATTAAGTATCCTAGCCATCTTGTTAGCAATCATATCCATACTTTCTCTCATGTACTCAGGCATCGCACGATAGTTAGGAGAATTCTGTATGATCTTTTTAATCTCCTGACTGATCTGACCAACTATCTTGTAATGCCCGTACTGCTCTTCCCTCATGTCAAGTGTTTCTTTTATGTCCATACTGTTTCCTTAAATAGTTAATCGACACAGGCATCTCATCAAAGCTACCGTTGTCTACCTCGTTTAACATCCATATCCCTGACCATGAACCATTGGTCTGAGGAGATAGATAATCCTCGTCATGCTGATAGAAGATACCTGCAAAGATACCAGTGATACCTTTACCATCAGCCTTACGACTGAACGAGATAGCCCTATCTTGAACGTGTCCCATTATACACGACATGTGTTTCTTTTGCAATAGCAAACCTGGGTTAGTTACTGGTCTGCCCATTACACCTGATGTAAAGTAATGACTGTATGCAATGCCGTTAATGATAGGCACTTGTAAGAAGTCATGCACTTCCCATCCGTACTTCTTGAGATTAAAGTCTGAGTAACCAATGAGTCCTTCTAGTTTCCTATCGGATTCAATAGCTCTCTCTATCCGTTGCTCGTGGTTACCAATAAGAAATATCTTCTTAGGTTTCCATACTTTCTTACGGTTATCTCTCTGTCTCTTCTGCTCCTCGATGATAGGCTTCATGAATGTATCCATAGCTACGTTACCTGCTTTGATATCTTCACTGTATGTCCTACCTTCAAAGGCTTTCTTACCTACATCATACACACTGAGGCTAGGCATGTCCCAGTGATCACCAAGATGCACGATCACTTCAGGCTTAGTCTTGACAGCATAGTGTCCAGCCCATTCTAAATGCTCGAATGAG